CGGATTTATGGAAAGGTTGGGTTCTCTATGAACCAAAGATTCCTAAATATACCGCATTGGCTCCTTCTCATGATGGTTTTAAAGAATTGGACATTATTCTTTCTTGGCGTAATCGCTTAACTAATTCATTAGTTCCAGTTCGTTTGCCGAATCAGGGGTCGATGTCATTTCGGTTATTATTCAAGAAAAGATTGTCTTGTGTTCGGTCGGGGTAAGTTTAAAAAATATTTTAGTTTGTTTAATATAAAATGGCAAGTGAGATTGAGAAGTTTTCTGTATTCGATCCTCGTATTGTCCAAACTCGTCCGAAGTATGCAGTAGAGAAGGGCGCTTTGTCGCTCTCAACTGTGCCTGTTTCGGCTCAGACTGCCGACTCTTCTTCTTGTCAGTTTAACGTCCAGGTTCCTTCTGAGAATGTATTTATTGATCGCGCTGTAGAGTGGCATGGAACGCAGTGTGTGTCTGTAACTGTAACATTGACGGCAGTTGGAACAGTTCCTGTGAATACGCCTCTTGCTGGTCTTGTTGCCCCCGCAGCCTTTCCTCTACACCAGTCTGTAACGCAGATGTCGGCAACGATTAACGATGCGACTGTGACTGTAAACACGCAGGATGTTCTTCCCCAGATTCTTCGTCTAAGTGATTTGGCGGACGCTCGTCGTCAGCGTACTTGCCCCACGATGTTGGATCGTTATGCAGTATACCCTAATTCATCTGCTGTAAAGAACTCTCCTCTTTTGGCTTGGGACGAGGTTACGGCATCTGATGAGGTTCCTAATGGTGGATTTCAGGGATTTTACTATGCGACTAGCGCTACTGGTAAAGTTCCTCAACCTGTGTCTGGCGCTGGTACTACAGTAAGTAATGTTAAGTATATTAATGGTCAACCTTATTTGGCTGCGGATTTAGTTGGTACTGCAATTGATTTAACTTTTCACGTTTGCTACGCTTCTGTTGAGAAGCTTATGTTGCCCCCTTTCATCTTTACGGATCAGTATGAGTGGTCTACTGGTCTATTTGGAGTTCAGAACTTCCAAGTACAGATGAACTTGGCACCTACGTCCAATGTTCGGTCTGTTCGTGTGTCCACGACTATGACTGTTAAAAATACTCTTGGTGCTGATGCAGGAACATTTTCTGCTCCGGTATTAGCGTGGTCTACGACTGGTGAGGGAGGTGGCATGTGGGTAACTAAGCCTAAACTGAGTGTCCAGTTCCTAACTCCCGCACTCGATGTTCCTTTGCCTCCCAAGAGCATTGTGCCTTACATGGAGTTTCCCCGTTATATTTCTACTCCCGCTACTCAAGTGGATGCATCAGCAACTCTACTTACAGCAGGAACACCTCTTTCCAGTAATACTATTACTCTACCTAACATTCCTGACCTTCTAGTAATTTATGTAAAGCCTTCTTCTTATGCTGATGCAACTCAGGGTGATTGGTCTCTACCCATTACTGGTATTTCTATGAACTTTGACAACTTTTCAGGTTTGCTAAGTACGACTACTCAACAGCAACTATACCAGATGTCCATAAAGAATGGTTTGGACATGGACTGGGCGGAGTGGTCTGGTCTTGGCCGTGTTCCTTCAATCAGTAGTCAGGCACTTGCTGGAACAATAGCCGCACCAGCCGCAGGTAAGAGTGGTCAGGTAGGTCTTGTTGGTGGTCCTCTAGTTCTTCGTCCAGGTCGTGATTTCGCACTTTCTAGTGGAATGGCTCCTGGACTTGTAGGTAACTTTACTCTCCAGTTCAACATTACGTGCCAGAACTTTACTGGATCCGCTCAGGCGTCTCCTAACATTTACGTGGTGCCTATTAGTTCTGGATTCTTTGAGACGATTAAGGGTTCCTCTCGTGTAATTAAGGGTGTTCTCACGGAGCAGGACATTCTTTCGGCACCCGCCCAGGCTCCATCTGCTGATGCTGATCGCCCCGTTGGCGCTGGTCTTGGTGGTGCAATGGGTGGTCGTCGCCATGGTGGTGCAATGGGTGGTGCAATGGGTGGTCGTCATGGTGGCCGTCATGGTGGCGCCCACGGTGGGATGAAGGCTTACATGTGATTAAATTCAAAGCATTTCTCAATAATAAATTCATCTTTAAAATAGATGTGAAATACATCA